CCACGAGCTACGGCACACACTCGCTCGGGCACACGCTCAACCCGGTGACGGTGATCGACCTGCCGCCGACCTGGGGCACGCACGAGATCGGGCATGGGCTGGAGCAGTCGTCGCGCTTCGACAACACGACAGCCTGGGGCAGCCACACGATCGGCGTCGCCGGACCGCAGACTCTGGAGCAGGTCGGCATCGCCGAGTTCCCCCCGGTGTGGTTCCCTGGGAGGTTCGAGACAGGGTTGGAGCAGACCGCGCGCTTCGACAACACCACGACCTGGGGTAGTGGCGCGCGTATCGCGGAGGCGATGCTCGCCTACCGCGCGGACTTCTCGACCACGTTCTTCCCGCTGCACGAGATCACCGGCGGGTTCACGAGCCAGGATGCCACAGCCGTGCGCGGCGAGCGCGTTGGTGTGCAGCTGCCGAGGAACCCGATCTACCGACCCGACCGGACGCCGCGCCGCGATCGCTACGAAGACCAACGACTCCAGCAGTTCATGCGCAACGTGCGCAGCTTGCCGCGGCGCGCGGAAGAGGGAACGATCCTCCTGTTCCAGAACGGGGAGTGGGTTGGGCTGGTGCCTGACTCAGCGGTCGGTAACGTCCTCACCATCAGCAGCGACGGCACCGTGCGCTGGTTGCCGGTGCCGCCGTAATTTAAGGCGCAAGCATAGAGACCAATGGACAGCAACACGCTCACTCTGATCATCGCCTTGGTGGCGACCATCGGCACCTTCGGCGCTGCGCTCATCGCGAACAACAAAGCCCTGATGAAGGCACACGGCAAGACGCTTGCGAACTGGCAGGCGGACCAAGCGGCGCAACACGCCGAGGCCAAGCGCACGGTCGACGCGCTGACGTTCGCGGTGCGCGAGCTGCGCGAGTGGCGCAACGTGCTGACGAAAGCTGTCTGCGGCATGGACGAGACCCACGACAAACTGGTGGCGCACATGGCGTCGCTGACCACCGCGATGGCGGCGCTGATGGAGTTGGCGTCCAAGTCGCACACCCTGCTCGTCGAACTCAACGGTAAGACATCATGAAGACCGCACTCACTCTGTTCCTCATCGCCACCGTTTGCTTCGTGCTCGCCGGGTGCGAGTCCACTGCTGCTGTCGCCCCCGGTGCGATCGCTGCGATCGCCGCGAGCGCGATGGGCATCGTCCAAGCGGTCGCGCCGCTGATGACCCCCGAGCAGGCCGCGAACCTCTCGGTGATCGCAGGCAACATCGACGGGACCATCGAGGCCACACGCACCGCGGTGGAGGTCATCGCCAGCACCTTCACGCAGTTCCAGGAGGTGGTGGGTGCCCGCGCGGCCGAGACAGCCAACGGGCTGAGCGACCTCGCGCAAGGGCTCGGTGAGGTGCCGACACGGACGGAAGTGCAGTTGACGGCAGGGGGCTACGGCACCGCGTCCCTCGGTGGTGGGCGCATGTTGTCGCACTTCAAGCACACCCCGGGCACCCCGTAGACCGGCAGCATAGTGCAGGAGCCCCTTGCACTATGTTGCAGGTTCTGGGTAGCCTCCGCCCCTGGTGAGACCGCAACCCCATCCGCACAAGCCAGAAGAGCGCAAGCAGTCCAAGGTCGAACAGGCCCAGGCTCAGCGCGCGGTGCACCTTCTGGAGGTGCAGGACACCGTCAAGCTGATGGATGTCGACTGGGGTCGCCGACAGGTCTACCGACTGCTCGACCGCGCCGGCCTGATCTACGGCGACGCCCAGGTCGAGGAGAACCTCTGGAACCCCAACGCGATGACGATGTCACGTGACGTCGGTCGGCGTGGGGTGTGTTGGCGGATGGATCACATCATCCGGCGGCACTGCCCCGAACAATGGAACACGATGCTCTTGGAGCATCGGCAACAGCAGACAGGCAGATGACTGACACCACAACGACCACCGAAGGTGCCACTACGCCGACAACTCCGCAACCGGTCTCGTCGACCCCCGCGGAGCCGCAGACCACTCCTGCACCCGCAGCAGCTCCGGCACCAGCCGCAGCCGACGCGGGCACGGTTGCTCCTCCAGCAACACCCCCAGTAGTTCCCGAGACTCCGCCCGCCGTTCAAGGCGCGCCGGAAGCCTACGCGACGTTCACCGCACCCGAGGGTGTCGGCTACGGCGAGCAGGTCATCGAGGGCTTCAAGGGTGTGGCGAAGGAGTTGAACCTCACGCAGGAGGGCGCACAGCAGATGCTCGACAAAGTTGCTCCGCTCCTCCAAGAGCAACGCAACGAGTCTCTCTCTGCCGCAGTCGCGGCGGAGCACGCCCAGTGGGAACAGACGCTCAAGGCGGACCCGGTGCTCGGAGGTGTCAATCTCGACGCCACGATGGCTGAGTCCAACAGAGTGATCGATGCCTACCCGGGTGCACAAAAGCTGCGCGCACTGCTCGACGCTACTGGCTTCGGTGGTCACCCCGACGTGGTCGGGTTCCTCCGGTGGGCTGGGGCATCGATCGTGCCCGACACGACTGTCGTGGTGGGCGATCCCCCGGAGGTCGGTGGGCTGAAGGACAAGAGTCCAGAAGCTCGGCTCGCCGGAAGCTACGCAGACATTCCTGACTAAAGATGGCAGCACTCCCAACTACCCGCATGAACTTGGCCGATCTGGCCAAATACATGGACCCGAAGGGCCGGGTCCAGCCCGTCGCCGAACTCCTCTTCCAGAAGAACGACGCGATCTGGGACATCCCCTGGCAGCCGGGCAACCTCCCGACTGGTCACCAGTTCTCCGTCCGCACGCAGCTCCCGGTTGCCTACCTTCGTGACTACAACGAAGGTGTCGAGCCCAGCAAGAGCGCGAACGCCCAGGAGACCGAGGGCATGTCGATCATCGAGGCATGGTCCGAGATCGACGAAGCCGAGGCCAACCTCAACGGCAACCGCAACGCGTTCCGCGCACAAGAGGATGCCGCGTTCACGCAGGCGCTGCACCAGAAGCTCGCGCAGCTTCTGATCTACGGCAACGCCAAGACGAACCAGAAGGAGTTCAACGGGTTCGCGACCCGGCTCAACAGCATCGCGCTCGACAACTTCGTCAACTGCACCGGCACCGCCGGCTCGACCAACACGTCGATCTACCTCGCTGCCTGGGGCGACGACCTGTTCGGCATCTACCCGCTCGGGTCGGCCGCCGGGTTGCAGAACATCGACCACGGGCGCCAGATCATCCAGTTCAGCGACGGCAAGCGCATGAGCGCCCTGGTGTCGCAGTTCATCTGGAACTGCGGCATCGTCGCCCGCGACTACCGGCGCATCGTGCGCGTCGGCAATGTCAGCGTTGCGCACTTGCTCGCGCGTGACAACACGCAGCTGATCACCGCGGCGACGAGCATCATCTACAAGATGCTCGACGCGATCTACAAGCTGCCCGACGACATGGGCACGAAGGTCTTCTACTGCAACCGCACGGTGCACGCCGCGCTGTCGAAGATCGCGCTCGACAAGAGCCAGAGCGTTGTCACCATCCAGGAAGGCTTCACCACCTGGGGCAAGCCCCACACGTGGACCTCGTTCCTGGGCATCCCGATCCGTCCGATGGATCGCATCCTCAACACGGAGGCGCAGATCACGACCTGATCTGGTGAGGCAACTACAATGACAAGAAACGATCTCTTCAACAAGGTCTCGGGCTATCAGGTTGGCTCCGGGGGTTTGGCACCACAGGTTCTCGGCGCCAACAGCGTGCTGTCCGAGAACGCGCTCGACATGCTCGCGGCCAAGGACATCGGCCCGGGCACCGATCTGACGCTCTGCGTCACGACCCCCGGCGGACTCGTCGGGAAGCGCGAGAACTCGGTGTCGCACAGCACTGCCGCCGGCTCGCTGAACTGGGCCCAGGCGACCAACCGTGTGACGCACACGGCGCACGGGATGCTCACTGGATGCAAGATCCAGTTCGACAACACCGGGGAGGGGACTCCCGGGACGCTGCCTACGGGCGGCACGCCGCTGGCGTTCGACACGGACTACTTCGTCATCGTGATCGACGCCAACACCTACGAGCTGCACACCACGCTCGCGGGCGCGCTCATCGGGACACTCGACGTGACCTGGACCGCGGACGACGAGGCCGACGACATCTTCGTGCGGCAGTATCCGACCCTGACGGAGGTCGAGGTGATCACCGCAGACGACGTCGCTCTCACGAGCAACGTCAAGATCCTCGGCAGCTCGGGCACCTTGGCCCTCACCACCGCGCTCCTGAACGCGGGGTCCACTCCGGTTCAGGTCGAGATCAACCAGCAGTATGGCTTGATCGGGCAGCAGTATCTCGGGGCCCGCTACACAACGAACGGTGAGTTCTTGTCCGGCGGCTTCGACGGATACTTCTCGCTCGACTTGGCTTCCGGCACCGGGAGCAAGCCATACCCGACGGGCTTCACGGTGGCGACATGATCGCAGACGCATTCCTTCGCCTGACGACGGAAGCGGGACAGCGGCCGATGCCTGTCGGCAACACGGCCGTTTTCCAGCCGGCGCCGTTCCCCCTCGGCTACATCGGGGCTGACACGCGGTCAATCGACATCGGTGCACTCATGGACCTGGGCGCGGGGCGTCACAACCTCAAGGCCCGGTTCACGGTCACCGAGAACTTCAACATCGTGGGGACTCCGCCGGGTGACTGGCGGGGGCTCTTCGGGATCATGGTCGGCACCAACGCTGACCTCAGCACCGGGGCTCAGGTGCTCTCGACCAAGGGTCCGATGGACGGCATCAACGAGGGCTTCAGCGTAGGTCAGCTCCTGGCGGGCAGGACCTTCGAGCTTCCGTTGCCTCCGTTGGACTCGCTCGTGCGGGACGGAGTCGACGGGTTCAAATACCTTGGGCTCTTCCTCGCGCATCAGGCCCCGACGTCGAACGACCAGCTCAACGCTGGCCTCGTTCGCGCACAGTTCATGCTCGACACCGAGCAGGAGATTGCCGGCGGCCACCGCTATCACGCTTCCGGCTTCGACGTGCAGTAAGCAACCAACGACAACAATGAGAAAGTTCCGTGCGCGGGTGGATGTCTATGTCAACGGTTCCTACCGGGTGAAGGGGGAGGTGTTCAACTCTCCCGACGACCCGGATGTGAACCTGATCGAGGTTCCGCCGGAGACCGAGGTCGGTCTCCCGGCGGCCAACAGGACTCCACCCGTCGGGAGCTTGCCGGCGCCCTCGATCGCGGGGACGCCGACGCCACAGGTTGTGTTCGACTTCGACGAGCCGACGTCGGAACCGAAGCCGACGAACCTCGACCTGTTCGCATGACGCAGTAGCTGCGGCGCGGTATAGCCGGACCGTGCCGCGGCAACACACTCCGGCGCACTCGTGGTGTCATGCTGAAGTTCGCGAACAAACTCTCCGACGACTACGAATACGCGTTCCTGTATTGGGGCCAATCGAACGCGAACCCGCAAGGTCTCCGCACCGACGGTGAGACAGAGGAGCCCGCGCTCGCGCTGCGATCGAACGGGACCGACGTCGTGCTCGTCGGCGCGCTGACCAGCAACACGGGCTTGCAGACCGTGTCGGCGATCGACGAATACACGACGACGTTCGTTGTCGGCTGGGTCGGCGCCGAGCTTCGCATGGGTCGCCCAGGCACCCCAGTCGTTGGCTACGGTGTCGTCACTGCGCAGACCGCTGCCTCGCTCACGATCAACTTCACCAAGGCGCCCCCAGCTGGGACGCTTCAGGAAGCGTCGATCACGTTCAAGGACAGCCGCAACAACCAATACCCGAACGTGCGCGTGCTCACGCCCTGGCTGCCCGAGGAGGGCGGTGCCTACCCGAGTCACGTGCCGCCGCAGCTCCCTGGTGCGACCGTCGACTCGGACATCGCGAGCTACGAGGACCTCGGGCAGTTCCTCCCGTTCACGTTCATGGAGGGCTCCTCGGGCTTCGGCATCAGCGATGCCGGGGGCACCGGGCCTGTGGCGGCGGCCGACGGAACGACGTTCACGTGGACGCATACAGTCGACGTCAACCTCTTCGCTGGGTGGCTGCTGACCGTCGTGCACGGCGGAGGCACGAGCACGGTGACGGTCGTCTCGAACACGGGCACGGTCGGCACGTTCGCGGCATGGGACACGGGCGGCACGCCGACGGGCACGCCTGCTGACTGGACCTACACGCTCACTTTCGGCAGCTTCGGGCTGACGCACGCGACCGGTGGCGGCGCGGCCACTGGGTCGACTTCTTCCACGTTCCTCTTCACTCAGGCAATCACCCCGGGTCTGCTCGCAGGCGGCTTCGTCTACGTCGAGTGGACGGAAGACGAGACCGGCGCCAAGAAGGTCAGCTGGTCGGACGTCGGCGACAACATAGCCCTTAGCCTCACTGGGCTGGTGTGGCAGGGCGACGGCGACCCCGCGGCCGGTTTCCTGAGCGTTGGTGTAGGGCCGCTGGAAGGCTCGATCGATCGGTGGGAAGCCTGGACGCCGCACTACTTCGACAGCCCGCACGCGCGGCTTCCTGGTCCTGGCTTCCGCTACCCGAGCAACGAGAGTTCGCCGCTCATTGGGGTGCGCAACCGCGCTCGCAACATCACCGGCTGGGTCTGGAACTTCAATCGCTTCGGCGCGATCCTTCCGACGTTCTGGCCGGTCGCGAACGCAATGGGTCGGCGTGTCAACATCATCCCGCTGGCGGTCTCGGCCAGCTCGATCATGATCACGCACACGCTGTTCGGCGGAGGTCCGTGCGGTTGGTGGGACCCGGCGGTGCGCGCGGGCTGGAACCCGCAGACGCCGAACGGACTGTGCACGCGCATCAGCAGATTGCTGAACAACATCGCAGCCAAGGCGAACAGCGCGGACGGGAACGGCAAGCCGATCAAGATCCTTGGCTTCGCCGGCTTGCAAGGTGAGGCCGAGGCGATCAGCGTGTTCGGTCGCACCAACTACAAGAACTTGCTCCCGATGTTCTACAACTGGTTGAAGAACGAGGTGCATGAGGCAGGGTTGAACTACTTCGACACGCCCGAGGAGCTGGTCGTCGTTCACGCGGGACTCCCGACGTCCCCGTGGGAGATCGGCGTCTCGGGCGGAGGAGGCGGCGACACCGAGGGCGAGGTGAACTCGGCGATCACCAACTACGCAGCGAAGATCCCGTTCGCCGGGACGATCGACACCAACGACAGCCCGCAGAAGTCGGGCGAAGAGATTCACTTCGACGGGACCGGCGAAGCGATCAACGGGCGCCTCATGGGAGCGCAGCTGATCAACCTCGTCGACAACGCGGTGTCGAAGGACGACGACCTGACGACGCCGATCGTCGCGGAGATCTGCAACGTCGCGCTGTCCATCATTGGAGAGTCCGCGAAGATCACCAACCTGCTGACCGATGTGTCCGAGGGTGGCGTGCGCTGTCGGCGCTACTTCACGCTCGCGCGCGACCTGTTGCTGCAACGGTGTAGCTGGTCGTTCGCGACGCGCCGGTTGCCGCTCGACCCGGTGGACGACGCGAGGAACGCGGAGTGGGCGTGCGCCTACGGTGTTCCCGACAACGCGGTCCGCATCTTCGCGATCCTGCCCGATAACGCAGGCGACGACATCTCGATCCACCTCAACTCAGGGACGATCAAACGCGACGCCGCAGGGCTCTTGCTCGCGGAGGGCGATGCGACTGCCTACGTCCCCCAGCCGTTCACGAAGGAGCAGGACGACGACGGGCACGACATCATCTACACCAACGTCGAGGGTGCGATCTGCCGCTACAACGTGCTCGTGACTGACGCGACGTCCTACTCGCCGCAGTTCCGCTACGCGCTCTCGATGCAGATCGCGGCGTTCCTCGCAGGGGTCACGCTCAAGGGTGACGACGGGACGCTCACAGCCGACGTGCTGATCAAAGCCATGGAGCGGCAGCTCGGTGAGGCCAAGGTGCAGGACGCGATGCAGCAAGACACGCAGCCCAAACAAGTGGTCTCTTGGATGGCGGCCCGCAAGAGCTACCGGAGGAACTGATGGCGCAACGGTCCTACTTGCGGTCGTTCTCTGGTGGACAGATCTCACCGGAGATGACCGGTCGCATCGACGACCGTCGCTACCAGACGGGTCTGAAGAAGTCGCGCAACTTCGTCACGTTGCCGCACGGGCCGGCGCGCAACCGACCCGGCACTCGCTACGTCGCAGGTATCAAGAACAACGGGACCGCGCGACTCATCCGATTCAACTTCTCGATCACCGATCAGTTGCAGATCGAGATGGGCTCCGGCTACTTCCGGTTCTACGAGAACGGGGTGCTCACCACGTTCCCAACGCCGCTTGATTTCATCACGAGCAAGATCGTCCCGCTCACGGCCGGCGTCGACCCAGGCACCCCTGGTGTTGTCACTGGGGTTGAGGGTGTGTTCGTCACGTCGCTCGATCACGACTTCGTGACCGGGGACCGTCTCTGCATCACCAGCTACCTCAATGCGGGCTCGGGCCTGGGGTGGAAATATTGGGACGAAGTGCCCTCGGTCGAGCAGTATTACTACGCCGAGGTGACGAGCGCGAAGGGCTTCAAGCTGCGCGAGACGCCGACTGGGCCCGCGATCGGGATCAGCTCAATCGGGACAGGGACGGGCGGCGCTTCGCACTACGTGACCCGGGCCTACGAGCTGGGTGAGAGCGTCGATGACGGTGCGGGGAACTTCTTCCA